GGCGTACCACGTGCGGGTGGACCGGACGTCGCCCCTGGGGAATCCATATCCCATGCTGGGCCACTCCCAGCGGGAGCGGGATGAGGTCTGCAACGCCTATGCGAATTGGTACGGGATTCAGATGGCGGAGCCCGGGAGCCCGATGCGGCGGGAGCGGGACCGGCTGCTGGAGTTGGCCCGGACGGGGGACCTGTACCTGTACTGCTGGTGTGCGCCCAAGCGGTGCCATGCGGAGACGATCAAGGCTGACTTGGAGCAAGCATTGATGAAGTGAGCGCAAGCGCTTGCGATAGGGAGAGAACATGGAGGAGAGCATGAACCAGGACTTTCCAGGGACGCTCCGGCAGCGGATGCGGGAACTGGGATGGACGCAGCGGCGGTTGGCGGCGGAGCTGGGGGTAACGCCCGCGCGGGTATCTCAGATTCTGGGGGCAGCCGACACCTGGACCTTACGGACGCTGATGCGCCTGACGCGGGCGCTGGGATTGAAACTAACGGTAGAAATGGTAGACCAATAAATGGAACGAATTAGGCAACATATGCCCACGGTATTGGTGGCATCTTTGGTTCAGTGGGAGATACAAGTGGACTGGATGAAGTTGCAGGAAGTCCTGGATCGGCATCCCAAGGAGCGGCTGGTGGAGACGATCCTGGATGAGGCATGGTTTGTGGCCAAGCATGAGGCGGACGAACCAGCGAGGACCTATCAGATGATCATCCATTTAAACGAGAATCCTATCAACGATTGGGTGGGCTGTCGGATCGAGCGGGACGGACGGTTGGTGCAGGGATATCAGATCTGGTGTGCATCGAAAGAATAGCATGCGCTTGCTAAAAAAGATTGACAACCAGGTAAAGAGGACCTAAGTTCAGGAATAGGCGCGCTGTGGAGGGCACAGCGCAGAAAAGGATGAGATGAGACGATGCTGAAAATTAACCTGCACGGGGACTACCTAGCGGATTGGAGCGAGGTGCCCGGGTGGGCAGTGGGTGTCGCTATCGATGAGGATGGCTATATTGTTGCGTTCGACCGCCCCCCCCGGGGTCGTCCATCGTGAGGAATACGATGCCTGGAGCGCCGAGGGGCGCAGCCAATGCATCGGCGGACTGTTCAATTTGGGCGGAGAGGGCGTTGAGGTGGTCAACTGGCAGGATACCTGGCGGGCGCGCCCTCAGGAGGAGAGCATGAGTGAGCGACGAAGCTGTTTCAGGCACGGAAACTTTGCCGACATGCGGTGTCCGGCGTGCGCCGATGAAGCCTACGAGGCCGCTCTGTCCAGTCGCGACCACGATGCGCTCGCGGTGGAGATCGAAGCACGGCTTCGGGCCTCGCACAACTGCTACGGCACAAGCTTCAAGCGAGAACCTGGCGGCCCGTGCGTCTGGACCAAGCCCCTATGGCTGGAGCAGACGGAACCACCGTGGCGGCAGTGGGCAGAGGAAGCGGCTGCCGTGTTGATCGGTGGTGCGCGATGACATGCGCTGGATGTTTTCTGCGGCTCAAGCCAGACTCATGGTGCGCGGAATGCGTAGAAGTTGCGAGAGAAAATCAGTTGCGGGCGATGCGGCTGATTGAGGTGGTGGAGGCGGACCCTTCTATTTTCAGCGCAGAAACCCGCGCATCCGTAGAGATGATGCGCTGGATCGTCCGATACTATCAAGCGAGAGAACAGCAAGACGAACGATCCAAGCGGCTGCTGGCAGAGATCGACGATCTGCGAAACGGCGTCGCGGCAGGGAAACGCGCTGCCGATACATGCAAGGATCTAACCCGTGCGCTGCGTGACATCGAGGAGGTTCTCGATCTACGCAGATGCCCGGACGCATACCCCGGTAAAATTGGTATTCCTTGCCGCGTGGAGGCGCTTATTGATGCGTGGGGCGATGCGCTGACCGCGTTGGACGACCTATTGAAAAACCCCAACAGTACCGAGGCCAGAGAGCGGGCAAATGCGGCGCTTGTGGCTGGTGGCTTTGGCATCAAGAGGTACTGATGCCCGTTCTGTTTCCATATCCGATGGCCCTTGCAGCAGTTGACCCTTCGATGCCGCTACGTGCGGACGGTCATAATAACTGGAGCGTGCATCGGTTTGATCGCATGGGCCGCTGGACATCGAGCACGGTCGGGTTGAGCAAGGCCGAAGCGATCAAGCGTGCCGCGAAGATGCGCCGAAGAGAACGAGAGGAGATGCTCCATGAGCCTACCACATAGGCGTTGTGCCAACTGCCGCCATTTCGTCCACGGTTCGCCGCGTGAGCGGGACTTCTGGCCGACCCAGCACGGGCACTGCTACCAGCGGCTACACGAGGACCATGGGGCACCGCCATATCCGGCGCACGCCAACTCTCGGGGGTGCGAAAAGTATGAGGAGAAAGAAACGTGCGGTACGTGCAGCAAGTTCATCCCGAAGCACACCGGGAACGGCGGCGTGGTCTATGGGATGTGCCCGCTCGGCCTGCTCGGAAAGAGCACAACGTCGCAGATGGCCGGGTGCCACGACTGGATCGAAAAAGATTCAACTCGGTTAACATCCGAGGCGGTGGACAGCGGGTCGAAGGATTCCGCGCAGATAGACGGCGACGGAGAGCAGGGTTGAAACATGGAGAATGAGAACCCAATCTGCGCATGTCAACATTCGAGAAGGAACTGACCAAGATCTACCTACATGGATTGGCGGTGCGAACGAAGCGAGGCGTGTATCAGGTAACCGAGGTGGGGTTGCAGGTACTAAAATATCGGCTCAATCGCGGAATAAGATGTTGGTAGGATTAGGATCCAGATCAGGAGCAATGGGAATGTTTAAAATTAACTGTTGTGATGGGATTTACAATTCCCTGGATGTTCATTTCACAAGTGCTTGCGACAACCGATGCAGACATTGTATTGATAAACGTTACAGTGGTTATGGGGTTTCCAGGCCCAATGCACGGGCTATCGCACAGAAGATCATTGATGAACAAGACGGCCTAGATGACGTATTGTTCTTGGGTGGGGAGCCATGTTTGTATCTGCAGGACCTCTATGAGTGTGTAGTGAATGTGAAACAGAATACAGCATTAAAGGTGTTTGTTACTACATCAGTGCCCAAGGTTTGCGCAGAACAACGCGATTTGTTCGAAAAATTGCTAAGGATCCTGGACGGTATCAATTTATCCGTCCAACATTACGATGAGAACGTTGCCGATCAGATACGAAATGTACCGGCTAGATATGATCGACAAGCCTTTTATCGTTCTTTGCCCTATAAGGAGAAGATCCGGATCAACCTTAATATTGTAAAGCCATATCTATATCGCCGAGACGATTTGGTTGCCTGCCTGGAACATTATGATAAAATGGGTTTTAATAGCATTAAACTGTCGGAAATTCAACATGGAAAGGAACATTTCGTTTCCTTCGAAGGCATCTTTGGAATGAAGATGAAGTCGGCGTTTGCCCATGGGTGTCAACAGTATGTTGAGATGCAAAACATTATTCCAGGTTTTAAGACGCCATTGCTTTTGAAACGATCATGCTTTATGTGCGAAGAAACTTTAAAGGCATCATTGATGGATGGTCTCAAGGTGCTGTATAAGTTGGTTTCTAAACCAACGAACAAGTATGGGGTGATCTACGGAGATGGACACCTTCAGGGAGGATGGCAATGAACAGGTACACAAGGATTTTGCGCAAATTGGCCCAACTAATACAAAAGATGAGCGGACATTGCGATAGTAGGCCCAAACCGCATGGCCCAGGACATTGTTATTGATTGATCTCCTGGGCACGATCGGGGCGATCTGTTTTGCCATCTGCGCCCTCCCCCAGGCGGTGCAGGTCTGGCGGACCCAGGACACGCGGGCCCTGTCCTTAGCCTTCCTGTTGCTGTGGGTCGGTGGGGAGCTCTGCATGTGGGCCTACGTGCTGTTGGATAATGTGGCGCGCGGGGCCTGGCAGTGGCCCCTGCATGCCAACTATGCGGGGAACGCGGTGTTGCTGGGGTATTTGCTGATCAAAAAAGTGCAAGCGCGTGTGGATGGGGGGGAACGATGAGCAAGGGAAAAGAACGACACAATCCAGATAAGAGACAAAACCAGTGGGGTGGAGATGGGCAGTGTCCCTGCCTGGATAGTGCAAATGGAAGGCAGTTCTGTCATCAGGAGAGTGGTGATCCGTTGGCGCCATGGGAGGATGTCAATTGGGTGGATCGAGATGAGAGTGGCAAGTTATTGTGCAGGGGAAATCGGCACTATTGTAACAAGTTGCGATTGCGATGGTTGGCAAGTATAAAAAATAAAAGTTGACAATTGGAGTGCAGGACTTAAAATGGAAGTAACAGGCCAACCATGGGGGGTTGGCGAAAAGAAGAACACGGTGAATTAAAATGAGCATGTTGATGGGATGTCTGATCTTTGGAGGCCTGGGGTTGAACCTGCTCCTGGTGGGGTGGTTGTGGTATGTACACTTCAAAGAATCAGTTGATCAAATACATACCAATCTGGAGTTTTTGGAGATCTTCAAGCTCACAACCAGTGTGGAGCGGGGCCTGGATGACCGCCTGTGGAAGCAGGCGCAGTGGATCAACAGCCTGGCCCAAGAAGTCGCAAAGCTGCAGGGGCAGCACGAGGACGGAAAGAACGAGGACGCATGAGCTGGTCAACGTGGACGATCGTGATCCTGGCGGGCGTGGCCGCGCTGGGGATCATCGGGGTGCTGGTGTGGGGGAAGGTCCGTGGATACTACGTGACCTGGCAGATGGACAAAACCATGGACAAGCGGGTGATGGTGGGGTTCTACCGGCTGCTGGACTGCCTGCCCGCGCCGCAGGACTGGCTGAGACTGAAGATCGACTGCCTAGATCCCGGCCGTCTTCAGGTGGACATGGTCAATAGCGTGACCAACCGATCGGTGGAGGTGGACTTTGCGTTGAACGAGGATCGGCTGAGCGCCAGCGTGGGGTTGTTCATTGGAAAGGTGCGCCATGATCTGCGATGGATCAAAAGTCCCAAGACGGAGGACTATCTGTGGATTATGGACCAGATGCACGACGCCTGGCTGCTGAAGGAGGATGCCGATGTGGGCTGAGCAGAACACCAGAGATTTTGTGGAATGGATCGAACGGGAGTATCAGTGCACATCGACATTGCAGTGGGGGAGTGAGGATCGATGTCCCCAACACACCATCAGTCGCTGCCTGAGCGTTCCCGCACCGGGAGGATCGGTGCCACAATTGCTGTCGGTCGATGCCACGGAGTGGTATGTCCGGGGGGGACCGAATGATCGTGGTTGCACCCTACGTTTGCTGAAGGCACTGGTTCCCCACGGAGATCCCAATAGGATCTTCAAACGCATAAAGGTCTACATGCGCAGTCAGGATCATCGTCGGGCAGGGGCAGAGCGGGAGCGGCAGCAGGAGGCGCATTGGATGGCTGTTAAGGCGGATTGCATCGAATTGGAGCAGCGGTTGGGAATTTCGATCACACCATGGCAGCCACGGCGCACTCGGAAGGTGCTAGTGGATTTGGATGATTTGATCCGCATATGCGCTAGACTACGATCGGGGGAGTAGTGAGATGGTACTGAAGAGCTGGACCCAGGAGCAGGCGGAAGCACAGGACGCCTACGATGATGCCCGGCAACGCCTGGAGGCCTACCATCGGGCGCAGCATGCGCATTGGGCGCGCGTTTGCGAGAAATACAAGGCCATCGAGGATGACGCGCAGCTCTGGGAGATTGCCTATCGGCGCGGGCGCCCCATCCGGGAAGCTTATCTGTCCCATGAGCGTGAGCGCTATGTCGGCCTATGGTTGGCGGTAGTGAACATTCTGAAGGAAGAGGCCGAACATAGCATGCGGTTGCTGCTGATAAAGTTGGGCTTGGAGGATCGGTTTGCGCGGGATCTCCATGGCCTGAAGCCAGCGGATTTCGATCGCTGCCTAGATATGGTAGCGGATGTTTTGGAGCAGATGACGCAGGCGGGATTGATCGTGATCAAGGATTGCCGGTGGGACGATCGGGTGATCGTGAACTTGCAGTATCAGGAGGGAAAAAGCGAATGTTTGAGGTGAATAGCATCGTGCAGATTATCGATCCGGACCACCCGTGGTTCCCCTGCCTGCTGGTGGTGGAGGAGGACAAGGGCTGGGGTGTCCTGGCCTACGTCCTGGTGCCGGGATCCAACACGGAGAACGACGTAGGGGAGATGTGCCTGCTGTTTAAGAACGAGCAGATCGCCAAGGTGGGGGAGGCGCTGGTCGTGCATCAACCATCGGAGGATGCGGAATAAAAAGCGCACGCGCTTAATTAGAAAAAGTTGACAACCAGGGATGAGGGAGTTACATTGAGAACATGAGGCAACGACGGGCGTTGCCGAGAAAGGACGCACATGTGGACCGCAAGCGATTGGGAGGCTTTTATGCAGGAGCAGGGGAACAAGCCGGCCTATGATTGGGCGACGGTAGAGGCATGGTTGGCCCAGGGACCGGAGCGGCTGGCGACCGAGCACACGGCGCTGCAGCTGGCTGTGCTGGCGGCGTGCGAGGCGGAGAGGAATCATGATTGAAAAACTAACCGAACAACAGGTTCAACAATTGGCAGTCTATCGGGAGCGCTGGTGGGAGATCGGGTTAGCCACAGGACCATGCAATCACCAACGGGTAGAGCAAGCTATTGACGAATTGTATCAGTGCGCAGGATTGGCACCACCACGGCAAAAGATTTGGGTGAAATCGCCATTGGCGGGGTGCATCGCGGCAGCGCAGCTGTGCCAGGTGCGGGCTCAGGTGTGGGATCAGGTGCGGGCTCAGGTGCGGGCTCAGGTGGGGGCTCAGGTGCGGGCTCAGGTGCGGGATCAGGTGTGGGATCAGGTGTGGGCTCAGGTGTGGGATCAGGTGTGGGCTCAGGTGGGGGCTCAGGTGTGGGATCAGGTGCGGGCTCAGGTGGGGGCTCAGGTGGGGAATTGTGGATATGGTACTCATGATGCTAATTGGTTGGCATTTTATGAATATTTTTGGCAGGAATGTGCCATCAATGAAGTGAAAAGGTTATCTGGTTTGATTCAGTTAGCCCAAGCGGGGTGTGGGTGGTGGTGGCCGTTTGAGGGATCGGTAATATTGTCAGAGCGACCCAGTCGGTTGATGCGGGACGATGAACATCGGTTGCACTGCGAAAATGGGGCAGCGTTGCAATATCCCGACGGGTTTGCCATCTATGCCTGGCATGGGGTGCGATTGGATCCGTGGATGATTAAGGAGCCCGAGCGAATCACGCCAGAGGTGGTGTTGCAGAAGGAGAACCAGGAGATCAGGCGGGCACTGTTAGAAATCTATGGTTATCCGCAATTTTTGGCCGACCTACAGGCGGACAAGATTCATCAGGATGATTATGGTGTGCTGTATGAGACGAAACGTTTGGGGGAATACCTGGATGGGGAGGATGCTGTGGCGCGCTTTGTCCAGGTGGTAGATCCTAGTACGGGACGACAGTATGCGCTACGCGTACCACCGGATGTAGCAACGGCCCATGCGGGGGTCGCGTGGACCTTTGAAGAGACGGTGGAGACCTATCGGCCCACCCAAGAAGCATAAGGAGCTGACGATGCAAGAGGTTATTAGGCAAGGAGATTTGTTGTTTGTGAGAGTTGAAGAGGTTTTGAAAAAGGACGCAACAGCGGTGCAGGATGGCATCCTGGCGCGCGGCGAGGCTACGGGGCATACCCATAAGCTGCGAGCGGATGCACGGAACCGTGCGGTACGCGTGGCCCAGGCGCTGTATGTGCTGGCTGCGGTGCAAGCCCACATCGATCATCAAGAGCATGCGACGGTGATCCTGCCACCGGGAACGTGGCAGGTGAAGCGGCAGCGGGAGTATCGCCCGGGCGGGTGGGTGCAGGTGGCAGATTGAGGGGTATGGACCATGCCGAATAGGTGGACGACAGCCTCCTGCGTGGGGGCGGGCGTGCAGTGGGGTTGGCCAGCGGTGCGGCGGTGGCGCAATCGGAAGAACGTAAAGCAGATCCACAAGGCGATCTCGCCCAAGCTGTGGCGGGAACTCTATATGGTGATCGGCATGTGCGACAAGGGGTCGGCGGACCTGCGGATGTCCCTGGACTATGTCACCGACCACAACGAGGTGCACATCACGATCGAAAATGTGGTGCTGAAGCGCTGGTGGGAGGCTCGATTGTTTATCGACCATGAGCAGGTCATGGCGCGGATCTCCCTGGGAACCGATGCCGGTGAGAGCAGCAGCATCATCTACCCCCACATGGACAAGGACTTCTATGCGCGCGTGGCCCGGCAGACCCGCAACCTATGGTTGCAGCCGGACTGGAAACAGACGCGAGGAACACATGAGTAGACAATTGTGCATGGCCCACGTGGGCATGGGAGAGCGGGAAGATCGGATACCGGCGGTTTGGCATACGCACCTGCCGTGTTCGCCCGGTTGCGTGGTGGTCTCCAACAAGGGAGAGCCCACCGCCTATGAGATACCTCTGGACCTGGTCGACTTGGAGAGCATAAGGATGGAGCCCCTGGTGGGCTGGTCTGAGGATTGGCTGCCCGTCTGGGTGTTGGCCATGGATGGAAAGCTGTATCCAATGGATGATTTTGTGGCGAAAGGAACGCAAGCATGAAGGTCTTCCTGGGGGGCACGTGCAACGGATCCCGGTGGCGGGAGGCGCTGAGGGGACCGATGGAGCAGTACGGCATTCAGTACTTTGATCCGGTGGTGGACGAGTGGAACGAGGCTGCGCGCAAGCGTGAGTTGCACGAGCGTGCGACCTGCGACGTCTGCCTGTACGTCTTCACGCCTCTGCTGGCGGGTGTCTATGCCGTGGCGGAGGCGGTGGACGATGCGCACCGGCGCCCGGACCGCACCATGCTGTGCGTGCTGCCCGAGGACGCGGGGCAGCGCTGGACGGAGGATCAGTACCGCAGCATCATGCAGGTGGCCAACCTGGTGGGGCGCACGGGCGCGCAGGTGGTGACGGGCGGCCTGCCCGGGGTAGTGCAGGCCCTGCGGCGGCGGCAGGTGCCCCCGCCGGTGCCGGCGATCCTGCGGACGGTGGTAAAACAAGCGGGCCAGGATAGGGACAAAACCAAGGTGTGCGATCACTGCGGCGAACCGGCGGAGACCCGGTTGAAGTTTCGGGGCGAGCGCTGGTGCCTGGCCTGCCTGAACCCGGAGAACGGCCCCCGAGATGCGGTGGCCTGGGCGGCGGAGAACGGGCGGCCGCTGGCCAATAAACCGCAAGCGCTGGAATAAAAAAAGTGTTGACAATGAAAAATTAGGCCTTAACAATGATGCCGAATAGGATTCTTTTCCCTCCGAAGCGCAAGCGATTATTCCTATAAAATCTTGACCAAAAGGTAACGGTTTGCAAAGACCCCGATCTCTTTGGTAAATTGGACCGGTGCCAGTGATCCGTACGCCAGAGGGACGGTACAAGTCCGTCATCGAAGAGGAAGATGCCCAGCGGGAGCTGAAGCGCATGGTTGCGGGCATGTCCCCGGAGGAACTGGCGGTCTTTCATGAGGCCATGTTCGATCAGCAGATTCGATCGGCCATGGAGACGGGATGGTTCTGCAAGCGGCCGGTCTCCATGGAGCAATTTCTAGATGATCCGTACTACTTGGGAGAGTCGGCCAAAACGCTCTTTCCTGCGATACGCCGCGATTTAATTGAACTTTTCAGTGGTTCGTATCACGAAACGATCATCGGGGGTGGCATCGGGATAGGTAAAACCACACTGGCTGCCTACATTCTGATTCGGTTGATTTATGAGTTGTCCTGTTTGACCGATCCGCATGGGGCGTTTGGATTGACGAAGGGGACGGAGCTATCCATACCACTGGTTTCGAAGAATTTGCAGTTGGCCAAGCGCGTGCTCTTGTCGGCGGTGAACGATAAGCTGAAGCTGAGTCCCTACTTCCTACGTGAGTTTACGCCGATCTTCCGGCAGGAAGAAACTATCTTCCCATATAACGTACACCTGTTCATTGCATCTTATGCCTCGGATAAGATCCTGGGTACCAGCGTGATCTTCGCAGCTATGGACGAGGCCAACTTCCCCCCGGGGAAGCAGAAGCAGGTCATCACCCGACAATTGGGGGAGAAGGCCAACGAACGACACTACGATATCGTGGAGAAGATCTACACGTCCATGGTGGGTCGTATCGCTAGCCGGTTACAACAGGCGGGAGGATACACGCCCGGTATGGTTATTTTGACCTCATCAGCTGGGACGGTGAACTCCTTCACGGATCGGCGCATCCGCGATTCCAAAGATCGCAACGATGTGTTTATCCGCGATCACGTAGCCTGGACGGCGAAGCCCAAGTGGAAGTTCAGCGGGGGCAATTTCCGGGTGTTGGCGGGAACCTCATCGTTGCAATCGCGGATCATTCCCGATGATGAGGAAATCGACTACGACGAGATCGCCAAGAAGAATGGCGTAGTACTAGAGATTCCCCTGGAGTACAAGCGGCAGTTTGAGCAGAACCTGGAGGATTCCCTGCGGGACGTGGCGGGCATCAGCACGATGGCCATCAGTCCATTCATCCAACGCATGGAGGCCTTGGAGGCGTGTATTCGCTACGATAAGGTGCACCCGTTCGCCGTGCAGAGTTGGGTGGCAAACACTCCACCGGTGTTCCATTGGAACCAGTTGGTGAAGGCTACGCAGCGTCAGGTGCGTCCTGGAGTGATAGAAGAGAGCTATCAACCCCTGCGCAATCCGACAGCCCCCCGATGGATCCACATTGACTTATCGAAATCGCGGGACAGCACCGGCATCGCCATGGCGCACATTGCCAAGTGGGTTCCGGTTGAGCATATGATGCCCGATGGGAAGTTGATCACGGAACTGGCTCCGTATTTTGTGGTGGACTTCGTGTTGGATGTTGTTCCTCCACACGGGGAACAGATCTTCTACGGGGACATTCGAAAGATCATTGGTGACTTTCAGGCGCACGGTTTCTACATTATGGGAGTCAGCGCCGATACCTATCAAAGCGTGGATATGTTGCAGCAGTTGCAACGCAACTGGGGCATTCGAACCTATGAACAGAGCGTGGATACCACGACTGCTCCATACGATGCGCTAAAGTCGGCGATCTATGAGGGACGGATCGAATTTTACAACTACCCGCCCCTGTTTGACCAGCTCCGGGCGTTGGAATATGATCGGGACAAAGGCAGAGTCGACCACCCGAAGGCCGGCGCGAAAGATACCAGTGATAGTGTTGCCGCTTCCATCTACATGTTATTGCAAAAGATTGGTGAAATGCCCCTGGAGCGACGTTTGATGGACTCGGAGGATCCCACGGTGTCGGTGGAGCAGCGCATCCAGCAGAACATCTTCCCGGACCGGGTGGTCGGGCGGGTGGATCCGGAGGAGATCATGCACCGGCACAACGCCCAGCAGGAGGGAAACAGCTTCCCCATTCCGTTCATTTAAGGTTGGAGCATAAGAACGTGATCGCAAGCGCTTGCGGTTGGAGAATACATGAAACGCAGTGATGAAAAGATTCAGATAGCCGAGCAAGCGGTGGCGTACTTCGCCGAACATCCCGATCACAACTGGACCCAGGCCCACCAGGCGCTGCCAAATCACTACAAGAGCGCGGAGTCCATGCGCCGGTCCCTGCGGGAGCTGACGGAGGGGCGGATCACCAAGGTGCCCCGGGGCGTGATCACGAACAGCGACCAGCAGCAGGCGATCATCGACATGGGGCGCGGCGTAGCCGAGGGCAGCCCGGATGCGGTGACGCTGCACAGCAACCAGATGCTGGGCTGGGAATCAGGGGGCACGGACTACGAGAGCATGGCGGGGGCCATGCGAATGGGCTACACCCTGCGCGATCGCTACCTCGACTACGGGGTGATGGACCAGTACCCGGAGCTCAGCGCGGCGCTGGACGTAACAGCCGACGAGTCAACGGTGCGGGACGTGCAGCGGGGCCACGTGATCTGGGGCACGGGCGAGGACGCCCTGGTGCGGAACGTGGTGGACGACCTGCTGTACCGGCGGCTGGACGTGGAGGCGGATGTCTGGGCGACCATTCGGACGCTGGCGAAGTACGGGCAGGCGTGCGCGGAGATCATCGCGACCTCCCGGGGCGTGGTGGGGCTGAACTACCTACCGATTGTGACCGTGCGCAAGGTGCTGGACGAGAAGGGGATCCTGCAGGGCTACGTGCAGTCGCTGACCGGGGAGTTCCGCAACATCGACGTGGAGACGTTCCGCAAGCTGCTGCGGGAGCGCACCAAGGAAAAGGGCCCGAACAAGGATGGGATCGTGGTGTTCGCCCCGCACGAGGTCGTGTGGTGGCAGATGCCCTCCCGGCAGGTTCGGTCGCCCTATGGGGTGAGCATCCTGGACGCTGCTCGCTGGGCGTACAAGCGCTTGGCCATGCTGGAGGACAGCGTGGTGGTGTACCTGCTCACGCGGTCGCCCGCGCGCAACGCGGTGTACGTGGACACGCAGGACATGGCACCCGCGCAGGCCATGGCCTACCTGCAGGAGGTCAAGCAGCGGTTCAAGAAGCGCCGCATCGTGGATCCAACCACGGGGCAGATTGACCATCGGGCGAACGTTCTCTCGTCAGACGAAGATTTGTTCATCCCGGTCCGGGCGGGGCGGGAGGCAACGCGCGTGGACGTAATCGCGGGCCCCGAGTACAACATCATCGATCAGCTGGAGTTCTTCCGGGCGAAGATGTTCAGCGCCCTGCGGATGCCAAAGGCCTACTTCGGGCAGGGGGACGATCCCACGCATAGCGGGTTGTCAACCGTGGATGTGATGTTTGCGCGCACGATCATGCGCATCCAGCGGCAGTACATGACGGGCCTGCTGGAGGTAGTGCGCCTGCACCTGGCGCTGCTGGATGTGGATCCGGACCTGACGGACACGGGGCTAGACATGACCGTGCCGTCCTCCATCCTGGAGATGGCGCAGATTGAGACCGGGAACGCACGGGCAGCCTTGGCGACGGCCATGGCGGAGCAGTACGACAAGCACACCATCCTGACCCAGGTGTACGGGGAGAGCGACGACGAGGCGGACGCGATCCTAAGACGCAAGCGCCAGGATGCGATCGACGATGCGCAGACCCAGGGGCGCGCACAGTTCGAGATGGCGGCGGCGATGAACCCCAAGACGGGGGAGCCGACCGTGCCACCCGAGCAGGTGCAGATCCCCGGGGAGGAACCCCCACCGCAGGGGGCACCGGAGGAGGAACCCGAACCGGAGCCTGCACCGATGAAGGTGCGGCCGGCGGAGACGAACGCGGAGGAGATCCGCTACGCCCTGAAGCGCCTGGAGGCGCTGGGGGGACAGGTGCAGTGGATGCGGAAGTTGCACGAACAGACCAATGCCGAGATGCGCCAGTTGCCGCGCAAGGTGGGGCGCCAGATTCGCAGCGAAATTAGAGGAGTGAAGAATGAAATACGCACGAACCGTCGATTTAAATAGACATCGACAGGGAAGCTTGGAAGCGCGGCTGGCCGCTGCGCAGCAGCTGGTACGCGACCATTTGGGTGAGGACACCGAGATGGTGGCCACGCACGAGACCTACGCGATTGCGCGCACGGCCGATGGGCGCGTGCACGAGGTGCGGTATCAGCTGACCGAGGGGCAGGACCCCGAGGTGCTGATCACGGAGGCGGCGGACGTCCCGGTGTTGGAGGGCCTGGCGTTGGACCGGGCGGCGGCGGACGACCTGCGGTCGGTGACGGAGTCCCTCCTGGCGGGGGAGGCCATCGGGCGGGATCGCTGGCATGACCTGGCCCGGATGGCGCGCAAGGATGTGACCTACTGGGTGGGCGAGGCGCTGACCGAGCTGGAGGAGTCCTGGGGGGAGAGCGCCTGGTGGGCGTACTATGCGCCGCAGGAGCCGACCATCCGCAAGGCCCTGCACGGGTCCATCCGGGAGATCGAGAGCCCGGTGCCCCAGCCCCGGTTTGGGAAGTTCAGCGAGGCCAAGGTGGAGGGATACAGCACCGAGCTGCGCGAGTGCCTGACGCAGTTGCAGGGCGTGGCGCGGGGGCTGTTTGACGATTTATCCGCCCCGGCGGTATGTTATGGGGAGGCGATGGACGCGATCCATCGGTCCCTACGGCAGGAGGCCCGGGACATCGCGGAGACGCTGGCCTGGGTGGAGCGCATGAACTGGACGGGACACTTTTCGGACGTAGCAACAGCGCACGACCGCTTGGCGGCGCGGCTGAAGAACGCATTGGTAATGCAGGCGCATCTCAAGCGCGCCACAGGAGAACAAAATGGATAAGAAATTCGAGCATGAGATGCACCAGATCGGCCTCAACGAGAACCTTTGGGGCGGCGAGGCCCGGTTGGGCACCCTCGCCACGTTCTATGGTGCCACCGTGAGCCAACCCGAGCCCGAGCAACCCATCGAGGAAGCCAAGAAGGTGGAGCCCGTGGTGGAGACTCCGGCGGATCAACCGGCGGAAGTGCCGGCCGAGGAGAGCACTGAGGCACCGGCAGCGGAACCCGTCGGGGAAGAGGTCGACGAGGAAGACGCGATCCTGGAGGCCCTGTACGAAGGGGCCAACCTCACCGAGGAACTCTTGGAGTACCTGGAGAGCACCCCCTGGGATGAGGCCACCGAGGAAGAATTGGACGCCGTGCTGGAATCCATTGCCGACAAGGAAGTACCCGAGGAATTGGTGGAGCGGGCCACCGAATTCCTGAACGTCATTCAGGAGCGCCTTGCGTTCAAGGTCGTGGGTGGCAAGAAGAAACGCGTAAAGGTGAAAGTCGGTGGGGCCAAGCAGAAGGCCCATCGCGAGTATATGAAGAAGATGCGCCAGGGGGGCCGCCGGGCGAAGAAGCGTCGCTTGGCCAAGAAGGCCGCGCGGAAGGCGGGCGCGAAGATGAAGGCCCGTCGGACCGCACGGTACCATGAGAAGCATGCGGGCATGAAGGGCACCTTCACCAACAAGGCGACCGCTATCGTGAAGAAGGCGGCGGGCAAGCTGTCCGCTGTGGCCAAGAAGGTCAAGGAGAAGGCGGGCGTGGCCCCGAAGGCGGGCAAGATGGAGAGCAACCTCATGCTGTCCCTGCGCAACCTCCTGACCGAGGAAGCCCACGTGGAGCCGACCGAGCGCGATGCGATCCTGGTCACCATGGGGCACGTGGCTGAGAGCCTGGCCGTGATCTTTGCGGACCTGGATGCCGACGTGGCCTCCTTCATGGAGGATCAGTACGTGGCCCTGGCCGAGGAGTACCTGGAGGGCAACCTCCACGAGTCCAAGGTCGAGGAGGCCGACTTCGTGAAGCGCGTGGGCGAGTACGCCAAGTTGGTGGGTAAGTGCATCACGGATTTGGAAAAAAAGTTCTAAGCCCGACCCTGGAGTTCCTGGCGCCCGGCGATCGCGCCGATCGTCGGCGCCGGTTGGGGATGAAGGGCATTGAACAGATACGGCCGGATGGGCGCAAGACGCGACGGAGGATGTCCCGGGCAGCGAAGCGGAAGCGGGATCGCAACCCCCTGCACGGGACGCCCTTCAAACGCAAAGAAGGATGAAGTAATGGCTAAGGCAAAGACAACCCAGCAGTGGATGGTGGAGAGCATCGGCGGCGGCTTGCCCAGTGCGTTCGAGCTGGCCGAGGCGAAGAACAAGCCCGGCCGGATGATCGCCCGGGGCATGTTCGGCCTCTGCGATCAGCAGAACGGCAATGGCCGCGTGTATCCGTCCAAGCTGATGGAGGCGCAGGTGGCACGCCTGCAGCCCCTGATTGAAAACGGGCAGGTGACCTGCCAGCTGGACCACCCGGCGGACGGCAAGCCCTCGCTGGCCCTGGCAGCCGCGAAGCTGACCAACCTCTACATGGACGGGTCCAAGATCATGGGCGAGGCGGAGTTGCTGAACACCCCGTCGGGCCAGATCCTGAAGGCCCTGTGGGAGGGCGGCGTCGTGACGGGCGTGAGCTCCCGGGGCTGGGGCAGCACCAAGCATACCGAGGAGGGCGAGGTCGTGCAGGAGGACTTCCGGCTGGTGACCTTCGACTTTGTGTCGGATCCCAGCGTGAAGGACGCCCTGCCCAAGATCTACATGGAGGGCATGGAAGGCCCGGGCGAGGCGGATGCGGATCCCGTGGTCATGTTCAAGTCGAGCTTCCCGGATTCCTACGCGACCCTAATGGAGCACGTGGCGATCGATGCCGTGGCGAAGGCTAAGGACGAGGCGGCCCAGGCGGTCGAGGCGGCGGTGGATGCCGAGCGCGCCCGCGTGACGAACGCCCTGCGCGAGACCTTCGAGCACAACCTCCGCGATGCCCTGGTGGGGCTGCGGGAGGACCTGGCGGTGGAGATCCGGGCGGAGTTCGCGGCGGATCCCGAGATCGGCGGGGCGAAGGCCGCGTTGGCCCAGATCATCGAGATGGTGAGCGCCTACCACCGGCCGCTGGCCCCGGACGCCATGGAGGACGCCCTGCGGGCGGCCGACCTGGAGCTGGAGGGCGAGCGCGCGAAGGTGGAGGAGCTGGAGCACCAGGTGGCCAAGGGCCACCGCCTGATGGAGCTGGAGCAGCGCATTGCGCGGCACCCGTTGGCGGAGCAGCTCCGCAAGGTGCTGGTGCCCGTCGTGGCCGTGGGTACCGTGAACCTGGACGAGGCGATCCGGGAGTTCGTGGCCCAGTCGGACGGCATGGTCCCAGCAGCGGACGTGGAGGCCCTGGCGGCGGAGCGCATGCAGCTGGCCGAGGAGCGCAAGCAGTCGGCGGCGCTGGCGAAGAGGGTCAAAGAGTTGGAGAGCAAGGTTCGCACTGCTCAGGAGATAGGCGAGGCGCTGAACGAGCGGCTGGAGGCGGCCCAGCAGGAGTCGGTGGAGGCCGACGCCCGCGTGGACCAACTGCAGGCGCAGCTGAAGAAGCGCGACGGGGAAGTGTATCGGATGAGCAAGATGCTGGGCCTCCCGAACGTGAGGGAGGTCATGGCCAACCTGACAGAGGCGGAGATTGCCGAGGTTGATCGTACGGTTGCGCAGCAGAGGACGAAGTCCATGGTTGATGATCGACTGGAGGCCGCGAAGCAGCACTTCCGAGGCATAGGGCCCGGATCGGACCGCTTCCGGCACATTAACGAGGGGCACGACGAGGAAGCCCCGGCCGGCCAGGCCCCGGATGGGACCATCGGGCTGGATGCGTGGCTCAACGGTTAGAGCCCCGAAAGGAACACCATGGAACAGAAAGATGTCATGCAGAATGCGCTCATGGAAGCTGCGGTAAAGCACCAGGACAGCGTGTTCAACACCCACAAGACCAACTCTCTCATCGAGAAGTGGTCCAACTACGGCTACCGCACAGCGGACGGCCGCAGCGTCAACATTAACTTCCTGGATGCCGGCCAAGGCCGTCGTCCCTTCACCTCCAGCCAGCGGGCGAACCTCGCCCACATGTACGAGAACCAAGCCTCCTACATGCGGCAACTGGGTGAAGACACCATCAGCACCCAGGTGGGTACCTTCACAAAGTGGGCCCTCCCGATGGTGCGCGAGCTCTACGTGAACCAGATCCTGCCCGAGATCGCGACCGTGCAACCGGTCAACTCGAAGTACGGCGTGATGCTGAGCGCGGGCCACTACTACGACGATGCGAAGGGCACCAAGTTCCCGCAGACGACCATTTCGAATCAGCCCTACCAGCAGAACTACGGCGGGATGCTGAGCGCGGGCGACGAGTCCATCAAGAACCTCGCGAAGGACTACGTGACCGAGTATAACCCCTACCACGTCACCTGCACGAACGGCGCGGGTGCAGCCAACCTGAACAGCACCAGCCCGAACTGCACTCCGGTCAGCCTCCAGTGGGGGCCGATCCGCGCGCCGGGCACCCTCGGCCAACGGACCATCTTCATCCGCGTGTACTACCGCACGGCGGAGGCGGGCGGCACGACCGTGTACGCCGACTGCGCAGCGGACGGCACGACCCTGGTCGACCAGTACACCCAGGTGGTGGGATCCATCACCCGCAGCACCGGTGCCTGGACCATCACACCCCTCACTTCTGCTGGGGCAGCCACCACGTTCCCGGCAGCGACCGTGATCTACTGGCAGTTCTTCTCGGACTTCGAACTGGTGAACACCGTGACCGGCGCCAAGATCCCGAGCCAAAGCTTCCAGCTGACCGAGCACCAGATCGTGGCCGAGCAGTTCTGCGAGATGACCCAGTGGTCCTTGCAGGCGCAGTACACCTACGAAGGTCAGACCACGCGGCAACTCGAACCCGAGCTCGTCAACATGATGATCAACGAGATGGCCACGAACATCGACCGCAAGGGCATCCAGCAGATGATCGATGGCGCCCTGTTCGCCGCGACCTACACCTACGCGGGTGTGTTCCCGGGCAACATGGAGACCATCCAGAACTTCCTGCTCATGATCAACGCCCTGAGCGCCCGGATCCAGAAGGCCACCCATCGCGGCCCGGCCAACTTCCTGGTCATGAGCCCCACCGCGTGGGCCCTCCTGGGCATGCTCGGCAGCCATGCGGACTTCGCGCAAAGCGTCGGCACCGTCATGGATCCGACCCACTCCGAGTACAACGCCCACAGCGGCATCTACTCGGCGGGCATCCTGAAGGGAACCAACATGCGCGTCTACATCAACCCGTACCAAGCCGACACCCAGGTCCTCGTGGGCTACAAGGGCAACGGCTGGTTGGATGCGGGCTACGGCTACGCGCCCTGGGTACCGGTCCAAATGACCGATACATTGACGACCCCGAGCACCCTGTCCTCGCAGAAGGCCGTGTACTCCATGGGATCGCTCAAGATGCTCCGCAACTGGTTCTACGGCGTCCTGACCCTGTCCGGTCTGCCCACGACCACTCCGTAACCTTCTCCTCCTGATCCTCACCTGGGTGGCCCTCCGGGGCTGCCCAGGCCCTTTTCTTTTCCTAAACGAAGTTTGACGTGCCACGTCTTGCTTGTTATATTGGACGTGGGCACCCGCCTTTTGTCGTTTCCTGGGTGCCTGAAAGGGTTGAGGACTCATGAAATATGCAGCAACGATCAAGGTCCAGCGCCGGATGGAGCTGATGGCCTTCCAGGTGGAATACCGCTACGGCAAGCCCGTGCGGCATACGAGCATGGTGTCGATCCAACCGGGGGGCACCGTGGAGACCGACTGGGACGTGGACGCGTGGGTGCGGGACGGCTGGCTGGTGCCGGTGCTGGAGCCCCAACCGCTGACGGTGCCGGTGGCGCCGGATCCGGTGGCCCCGCCCGTGGTGCGGGAGGTTAAGGCTGTGGTGCTGGATACCAAGCTGCCCGAGCAGCTGAACGTGATCGTGCAGTCGCCCGTGGCGCCCGTGCACGGGTCGCCCCAGCATCCGCTGGCGGGGTTGGACGAGGAGGCACCGCTGGCGCCGGAGTTCCCCGAGGCGCTGAAGGTGGCCATGCTGCCGGAGGAACCGGTGGTGGAAGTCCCCCCGGAGATCATTCCAGAGGTGGTAGAGGAAGTTGCGGTACCGGAACCCGTGGTGGAACCGGAACCCGAACCAGCACCAGAACCGGAAGTGCCCCGGGCAAAGCCCAGCGCGAAGCGCAAGAAGGTGACCCGGCGCCAGACCGCCGTGCAGAAGGATAAGCAATGAAGGCCGAGAGTATCGCCCGACAGGCCACGCCGCCCGCGCAGATCGCGAACGGGAGCACCGTGGGCATCTACACCCGCATGGGCAACCTGGTGACGGAGGGACAGGCGCACTATCCCACGGCAGCCGGGCTGTGCATCGGCGAGGACTTCTACGCCGCGCGGCTGTACCGCTTCGTGGTCACGGACTACCCGGATCTGCCAGCGCAAGCGCCTGCGAACGAAAAAATATTGACGGATGCGCCGGTGGTGGAGGCCAAGGTGGGCAACAACGCGGCGGCCAAGAAGGGCCAGGCCCATCCGGACAACCTGCCCGACGACGTGCAGAGGGCCGTGGTGACCACCACGGACCTGACGGAGCCCCAGATCAACCGGGTGCTCTCGGCGGTGGGGGACGCGGCGCTGCGGATCCTGAAGGACATCGGCGTGGGCGAGGGTGAGGTCTACGGGCGCGTGCACAAGGTGCAGGCGGCGGTGCGGGAGGCGTTGAAGCCGAGCGCAAAGGACCTGCAGAAGGCCCTGGACAAAGAGGATAAAGAGGACGAATGATCACCGAACTGGAGATCCGCAACTTCATCAAGAAGTCCCTGGGCCAGGACGTGGTGGACGTGGAGCTGAGCGAGGGCGAGCTAGACGTGTGCATCCTCATGGCCAAGCTGTGGTATGCGCAGTTCATCGGCCAGAACAAGAGCACGACGATCACGCTGACCGCGGGGACGACCGAGTACGCGGTGCCGGCCGACTGCTACTTCGTGGTGGAGGTGGCGACGGACTCGGACAACGGCGCGCGCCAGTGGGGCTGGCCGCTCTCGGCCTTTAACATGCAGTGGCTGCTGCCGGGCAACGCCCGGGGCGGGATGCCGATCGCGGACATCACGCAGTCCCTGCAGTACGCGGAGCAGATGCAGCGCGTGACGTCCTCGGACGTGGACTGGTGGTACGACCAGGCGCGGCGGCTGCTGATCATCACCCCCTCCTGGATGGACGCGCGGACCGCGCGGATCTGGTACCAGACGTCGGACATCGACATCACGCGGATCATGCCCTCCGAGGTGGGGCTGGTCCTGCAGTACGCGTACGCGCACGCGATGGAGATCGCGGGCAACATCCGCACCAAGTATGCCGAGATGCCCTCGGCCAACGGCGGGTTCACCATGAACGGCGACCTGTTGGCCTCAAACGCCCTGGAAATGAAGCAACGACTAACCGACCAGCTGAAGGCGCTGCAACCGCCGGTCAGCCTGATCCTTGGCGAAGGAGCAAACACTATGAGTTTCTTTGAACAAATCGCCCAACTGCAAAAGTCCCTGACCGAGGATCGCCCCCTGCACCAGGCCCCGGAGGCCTCGTCCGAGGGCGTCGTGGCGCTGCTCTTCGAGGAGGCGGCGGACGCGCAGGACCTGTACGACTTCATCACCGGCAAGGAGACGGGCGTGGCCCTGCTGCAGCCGGGCGAGGTCATGCTGGTGATCGCGGAGGAGTGGGGGCAGTACAGCATCAACTTCGCCGAGACCGTCGTGCGGCTCAAGACCGACATGGTGCGGGCCATCATCGAGGCCTACCAGGAGTGGTTCGACGAGGGCGAGGTGGAGGAGGCCATGGATCTGCTGCAAAGCCTGGTCCTGGACGAGGAAGCCGAAGTCGAGGACGGATCGCAAGCGCTTGCGGATCGTGAATTAAGGGCGCTGGCCGGATCGGTTGGCGTGGAGGCCCTGACCGAGGCCAACCCCTACCACGATGCGGCGGGGCGCTTTGCGGCGAAGGACAAGCTGGCAGCCCAGAAGGTGGGATCCTTCAGCATGGGCAAGCGCAAGAACCGGGTGAGCGGCAAGACCAAGGGTAAGCTGAAGCTGGTGGCGACGAAGCTCCCGTGCGGGCGCGACGCGCGCAAGCAGGGCAAGGACGTCAAGTGCAGCACGGGCAAGAAGGGCCTGGGCCACGAGTGGGTGAAGAGCGCGACCAAGCGCCTGTTCAAGAAGAACCGCAGCAGGCTCAAGGGTGAGGCCGTGGCGTGGACGAAGCACGATAAGATGATGCTGGAGCGGATCGCCCAGGTATACGAACAGGGCGAACAGGACTAGGCGATGGCGCGGATCTACGGCGAACAGGACCGCACGATCCTCCGCTTCTGGTCGCAGGAGCGCATCGAGCTATCCTCGCCGCTCGCGCAGTACTACTCCCTGATCCTGGGGGGCGCGGTGGACCCCCTGCACCACGAGCCCGTGGGAGATCCGATGTATGGGGGCACGAGCCCGACCGCGCAGCACGACGAGGCGTGGAAGTTCGACGGGCCCCGGGACGTGGTACTGGCGATCATTTTTGAGCGCGCGACCGGGGCGAGCACGGAGGCCGGGGAGGCGGGCGTCGAGACGACCTGCGACGGCGAGGCATACCTGAACCGGAACGAGTGGGAGCGCGTATGGCCCGACCGCCTGCCCAAGAAGGGCGATGTGTTCTGGAGTAGTTCGGAGTGGTGGGATGTGGTCGGATGCGACACCGGGGGTCACGTGCTGGATTCGGGACACTATGTTGAATTTAAACTTAGACTTAGAAAACGTGATCGTTTCACTCCTGATAGAAAAATCTAAAAAAATATTGACAAATTAATTTTGATGACTTATTATGTCCTTGGGCACTATGTCGAGTCCAACACCCCATACCAATCGGTAGGGAATTATTTTTTTAGATGATTCCATGTTGGACCAGGGAGCTTAGTTAAGAATGACTATGCAGGCGTGCTTCAACAGGTCCAAGACCCACCAGGGGGTGCTTCCTCAGCTCCCTGCTCTGGAAGTCCGGGGAGGAGACACGGTACGGGGTAACCACGAAACCGCTTCGGACGCAATGCCGGTTGATCACAATCCCGAGGGGAGCGGCGCGCAAGCGCCCGTCACCAGGTCCGTAAGGGCGATTTTGTTAAGGATGGTGAGTTAATGGTTTTTGTGGTCGACAAGCGCCAGCAACCGTTGATGCCGTGCACGGAGAAGCGGGCGCGGCTACTGCTGGAACGGGGCCGAGCGCGGGTGCATCGGCGGTACCCATTCACTATTCGGTTGGTTGACCGCACATCAGAAGAGTCAGCGTTTCAACCAATTAGAATCAAGTTAGATCCTGGAAGCAAGACCACAGGAATTGCTGTGGTGCGGGAGGATGGTGATTTAAAGAAAACCATAGTGTTGTCTTTATTGGAATTGAATCATCGTGGAATGGATATCACATTAAGATTAATTTCTAGAAGTATGTTTAGAAGGCGAAGAAGAAATGTAAATTTGCGTCATCGTGGTTATAGATATTTCAATCGTCGTAGAGAGAAGGGTTGGTTAGCTCCATCACTACAGCATCGAATTAGAACTCTCATGACATGGATTAATCGTCTATCTTTATGGGTACCTGTAACGAATATTTCCATAGAAATGATAAAATTTGATACACAAAAGCTTCAAAATCCAAATATTCAAGTGCATGAGTATCAAAAAGGAACTCTATACGGTTGTGAAATTAGGGAATATTTGCTCGAAAAGTGGAACAGAAAATGTGCTTATTGTGGAGCCTATAATGTTCCATTGAACATAGAGCACATCTATCCAGTGGCTAGATGTGGATCAAGTCGTTTGAGTAATTTGGTTTTATCTTGTGAGAAGTGCAACGATGATAAAAGGGCGATGCCTATCGAAGTGTTTTTGAAGCACAAACCGGAATTGTTGCAAAAAATTCTTAATCAAACAAAGAGGCCGTTAAGGGATGCAGGTGCAATGAATTCCATTCGTTATGCGTTGGTCAGAGAACTGCAAAAGAAAAATGTTCCCCTAGAGGAATGTAGTGGATCAGTCACTAGTTGGAATAGATATCGCCTTAATATTCCCAAAGGACATGCCTTGGATGCCGCATGTGTTGGAGAAACAAACGGAATATCCAGGTGGAATGTTCCTATTCTACAGATCAATGCTACAGGTCGAGGAAGATACCAACGCACGTTGGTTACTAAAGAGGGATTTCCACGGTTCTATTGCATGCGCCAGAAACGAGTGCGTGGTTTTCAGACTGGCGACATGGTCAGGGCTGTAGTACCTATCGGTAAAAATGTCGGGACATATGTTGGTCGTGTAGCAGTGAGGGCCAGGGGGATATTTAACATCCAAACGAAAGATGAGTTGATTAGAGATATTAATTGTAAGTATTGTACATTGTTGTCTAGAGCGGATGGATATGGATATGCACATAAGACAAGATGAAAGAATGGACACCGATGGGCGCTACAAGGAACAGTATGCACTCGTCCTGGGCCCCGACCACCTGCGGCTGGTAGGGGTTGCGAGGGACGTCAAACGGTGTTAAATTAAGGCAGTTTGCTACGGACGACAAGGACGGATTGGATGAGCAATATACCCGGAACAGAGATCGAGTTACTGCCTGGCCTGGAGCCCCTGCTGGTGGCCATCGACCAGGTGCACCCCAACCCCGAGAATCCGCGCGTGACGAAGCGGCTGGACGACCTGATCGCGGGCATGCGCCGGTTCGGCGTGCGCTGGCCCATCGTGGTGAACCAGCGGACGGGCGAGGTGGAGGCGGGGCACCAGCGGCTGGCGGCGATGCAGGCCCTGGGGGCCACGCAGGTGCCCGTGCTGTGGGCGGACGACGACGGGAAGACCGCGCGGGCGTTCAACCTGGCGGACAACCGGCTGGGCGAGGTCGTGGCCGAGTGGGACGAGGAGGCGCTGCGGCGGATGCTCCAGGACCTGAGCGACGGGGACTGGGCGCTGGACGGCCTGGGCTGGGCGGACGAGGAGCTGATGGACCTGCTGGTGCCGAACGGGGATGGTTCGGGAGAGGTTATCGAAGATGAAGTGCCTTTATCTAGGGCGGAGGAATTACAGATCAAGTGGCAAACCGCTGAGGGACAGATGTGGAAGTTGGGCAATCATTTGATCATTTGCGGGGATAGCAGCGATGATACTGTGGTCGCTAGAATCATGGGGGAAGATCGGGCAGATCTGGTAGTAACCGATCCACCCTACGGTGTTTCCTATGCAGATAAGAACGAGTTTCTGAATCAGATGGATGGCGGGCATCGAGTTGAAGAGGACATTGCCAATGATCACATGGACCCAGAAGAAATGCTACAGTTTTGGGGAAAGGTATGGACGACGTTAAAAGGTTATCTAAAAGATCATTGCGTTTATTACATGACCGGACCTCAGGGGGGGAGATCTTCTTCTTCTTCTTCTTGAATCCTTGCGGGATGCGGAATGGACTCTGAAGCATATGTTGATTTGGGTGAAGAATAATCATGTGTTGGGACGTTGCGATTATAATTACAAGCATGAACCTATTCTCTATGGATGGATCAAGAAACATCGGTTCTTTGGAGATCATTCCAACACTTCGGTTTGGGAGATTGACCGACCTACGACGGCCAAGGAACATCCTACCATGAAGCCGGTGGCCCTATATGTTAAAGCTATCGAAAATTCATCGCAGAAGGGTGAGATTGTGTTGGAACCATTTTCTGGTAGCGGAACGTGTATTATGGCCTGTGAACAAACCGGTCGGTTCTGTCGGGCGATAGAGTTGATGCCCGGCTATGTTGCAGTGGCACTGGAACGATGGAGCGAATTGACGGGCGAGCAACCGGAGCTGATCGATGGCTAAGGCCATGGACTTCGATCCCATCAGCATCCTGTCCCTGGGGGAGGAGCAGGTGCGGTTGCTGGCGGTCTGGCACGTGGTGCCAGTAAACCCTGAATTGACGGACTTCGACGGGGCCTACCCCGACCTGTACGAGTGGGGCCTGCTGGCCGGGGTGCCGGTGGATCGGGTGGCGGTCCTGTGGCCGACGCTGCGGGCGCTGGGGGCGGTACGGCCGGACCGGACGGTCCCTGCGGCGGTGCGGGGGCTGCTGGTGCGGCGGGCGAAGGAGTTGGTGGAGGACGCGGGGCAGCGCAAGGGAAAAAAATAAGGGTTGCGCGGGGCGCCCGGGATGGTTAGGATCCCCAGGAGGGAGGACAGCGAGTTCTTTTCGTCGTACAAAACGCAGATGCAGCGAGTACCAACACGGGAATCCGATGGCGACTAAGCCCTTCTGGATGTGCACGATGTGCGAGCATTGGCATGCGGGCCGGGCGAAGCAGCAGCCCTGCGGGCACCCGGCCTGCCACGGGCCGATCGCGGGCGGGTGGTTTCCGGACTACCGGGGACCCCTGCGGGCGGGGACGGACAACGCGTGGCAGTGGTGTTTTTTCTGTGGCAACCCAGCCAGTCATGTCCTCCGCGTGGCCACGCACTACCTGGGGGTGTGTGAGGGGCACCTGGCGCACGTGCAGGTGCGCACGCGAAAAGAGGATGGTGTGAAGCGGGACGTGTTCACGCCCGAGGGGCAGGGCCAGCTGGCCTGCGACGATGCGGAGCTGCGGGGACCGGAAGCGCAGGATCGTATCATCCTGACTGATACCACGGCCCAGGTGTTTTCCGATGCCCTGGAGGCAGAACCGAACGAGCGGTTGCGGACAGCGGCCAAGAACTACAAGGAGTTGACGGATGGAACGAGCAGAACGGATATGCCTGATGGAGGCGCTGAGCAAGAAGATAATTGAGGCGGACAGAGCCTTCAAGGATCACTTTCGTGGGGGTTGCTGGATGTGCGTGGGGTGCGGGGTCCTGTTCACCCCGGAGGAGTGGCAGCAGCACCGGTGCGACGGACCCAATGCGGGCAAGACGTTCGAGGAGTTGCTGAAATTTTAAAATCATCCGAAGAAATGGACGAATCATGACAAACTGGGGAGATAAATTTAGCGTGAACACCAGCACGTGGGGTGTGCTGCCAGAGCCGACGATTCGCACCAATCTCCTGGGTAGAATCGTCCGGGGGGTTGTTTATGATCCGGATGGGTCCAGCCAGGTATATGAGGGGGAAGTGGTGCTCATCAAGGTGGATTGTGGCGGTATTTTGATCTATGTGACCGATCCGGTGGAGGGACGGACAGTGGCAATGGCGTTGTCAGCCGTGAACCGGGTGTTGTAGTGAATAAGCAGCGGATCTGGCCCGACTACTTCATGGGCATCTTCGGACTGGAGCGCGTGGCACCCACGGATGCGGAGCTGGAGGGGCGGGTGGACCTGATGGAATTCGTTCGATCCCATGCCTATGCACAGGCTTTTGCACATCTGCAGGTAGCCTGTCAGGAGTGGTGGGGCGTGAACACGTGTCGGCTCACCCTGGAGAGCACACCAGATTCGGGAATGCCGTTGTTGGTGGTACACGTGACCACAGCCCAGGCGCATGAGGAATTTCGGGAGGGGCGCAGGGCGGTATTCAAAAGCTTGCGCGATCAGTGTCACGACCGGTTCTGTGAGGTACTGGGGATCGTTAGGGATAACAGCGATGGTTGATAGAGATGTGCTAGCACGCTGGCAGGACTACCTGCAGAATTTGGAGCAGGATCCCGTGCGCGCTTCCTCAGTGCAGGCCCAGGCGGTGCGTTATGCCTGGGAGGTGATCCAAAACCATGTACCGGTGGGTCCCCCTGTGGCGGGACCGAACCACGATGGGAGCTTCGCGTTGGAGTGGACGACCAATCGGGTGCACGTGGAGCTGGAGGTTGACACGGACGGGCGCTACCGGTGGTGGCGATCGGGGGACTTCCAGGGGTGGATGCCCGCGCTGGATGATGCGTGGTGTGAGGGGATGCCCAACGATTTTCTGGTGTCATTGGACGCTTGGCTGTACGAAAAGACGCGCAACCCATAGTAGCGCACGGGTTACTAGAATCAATGTCAACTATCATGCGTGATGGGCGATAAACAAAAAAACGCAAGCGCATGCGCTTTTTTATGAAAAAAGTTGACAACAGAGCAAATAGGACGCATAATCTAGATAGAGGTTGACGACGGGCGTTGACCGGTAGCAGGATGATGAAGCAATGTTGAACCCAGCGGAAATCATGGCCATGGCGAAGGCGATCAAAGAGACGGAAACCAAGGGTGCGCGGCAGGAGCTGACAGCGGGGAGCTACCCGGTGGATGTGACGGTGCGGATCAGCGGGCAGGTATCCGTGGGCGAGGACACGACCCGCGCCGCAACGTCGAATTTGTTATCGCAGGAATTTCTCCTGCTGGTCCTCCACAAGGCCGGGTTCATGCGGGAGCAGGCCATGGATTTGGTCCAGAGCACAGCCCAGTCATACCTGAAGGAGTGGACCGGGACGGACGAGGACCGGAAGCGGGCCAAGCGCATGCGCGAGGACCTGCTGAAGGAGTTCGACCCTGAGGGTAAGATGAAGGCCTTCCTGGCCGAGACCAAGGTCAACCTGCCGCGCGTGCCGGTGCAGGGATCCGTGCGGTTCGCGGGGACCGTGGAGGTGGTGGAGGAAGCGACGTCGGAAGCGCTGCGGATGGTAGGATGATGAAAGTAAGATATGTTTTGTATGATTTGGATAGAAAACAATGGGTGAGCAGACTGGGCAGTCGCTTGGAAAATTGGAAATTTGTCTCGGATCCCAGGGGAGCTAAATCTTGGAAAAGCAATCGATACCCTGTAAAATGGTCCAAGTGGTATAGGGGTAAAACTGGCGTTAGGTTGGCTCCGATTCCATATTGTGCGGAATAAAAAAAACGACAAGCGCTTGCGCTTTTATTGCTTTTAAAAGTTGACAACTAGGGAAGGCGGATGCATACTTAGGATATGAGCTGCGAACACGGGGTTCGCAGGAAAACGGAGGACGCCATGACGACATATCAACCTACGGAGAGCGGCTGGTACTGGGGTGTGATCGGGGGACAACTGCACAACGCGCTGGTACTGCTGGCGGGGCACGAGGGTCCCCGGGCATATGCGGGGCGGTCCTGGGTGCGGATGGAAGATGTGGCGTGGGTGGATTTGCCGGTGGAGTTTCAGGCCGAGATAAACAATGCCCAGCAGGGCTTTCAGGCGGAGGCGATGCGTCCGGTGGTGCAGGCGATCGTGGACGGAGATCTGGCGGAGGCCCGGCGACAGTTGGGTGTGGTGGAGGCGGAAATTGCAGCGTTTGGCGAGCGGATGGCCACGGGCGTGAACGGAAGGTTGGACTGAGATGCAAAGCTACACGCAGATGAATCTGGACGAGTGGCACCGCTACCGCGATCTGGTGGTGGACCTGCGGGGGCAGGCATCCTGGGAGTCCTGGCGCGATGCGCTGTACCTGGAGGCCGACCGGGCGCGGGTGAACGTGTTGGATCGCAGTGCCCCGTCCGAGTGGTTGGCCGAGGCGCTGGCCTGGCAGCTGCAGAAGGGCCGGGTGACGGTGGCGGAGGTCCGGGGGTTGCCCGCGTGGGTGCAGGCGTTGCCCGATGTAGCGGCATGGCTGGGGGATCAAAATGAGTGAAAGTTTAGACCAGATGAAGGACACCGCTCTGGCTGTGTTGAGTGTGTACCAGCAGTCCTTGGCGGAGTGGATTGTGGAGCGCTGGGATGATGAGGTGAAGCATCGTCCAATGCAGAACATACACCGGCGCACGTTGGATGCGACGTGGCGGAAGGTGTATCGACATGTGACCGGTGGTGGGTAGTTGCCTAGGCCCAAGCATGGGGGAGATGCAGATAGGTAGAGGCGACGAACCATTGTGCTGGAATCAGCAACATGGTTGCTAATAGTTGGATAGATAAAGAAAAAAGGATGGGATAACATGACAACCTATTGGAAGGCCGTAAGGCCGACGAAAGACAAGAAAGTATTCACCACAGGGGGCATAAGTGGATCCGTATCGACAGAATTTGTGGTGGGGCAGACCCATGAGGTGGCCGGGGATCCGGTGTTGTGTAAAAATGGGTTTCATTTTTACCATGAGAAGAATTTTGTATTTGGAATTAATCTGTTTGGAGAAGACACCAGATTCCTGGAGATCCGGCCGTTGGCGGAGGTGGTGCAGGACACCGAGAAATGTGTGTGTACCAAGATTGAGATCGTGCGTATTGTTCCCAAGAAAGAGGTAAGATCGCGTTTGAAGGGCCGCTACAACAGCGGCCACTACAACAGCGGCGACCGCAACAGCGGCGACTACAACAGCGGCTACCGCAACAGCGGCGACTACAACAGCGGCAACCGCAACAGCGGCCACTACAACAGCGGCGACCGCAACAGCGGCAACCGCA